ACTGATCTTAGAAATGCAGACAGATACACACATCTAATCTATCGTAGTCCTATAGAAATGGAGAAGGATATGAGGGCTGGTGTCTATGATGACGTAGACCTGCCTACACCAGATCAGATTAATACCACAGGTTTCACACAGAAGATGGATACTATTATTGGTCTATCTCCGTCTTCTGATAATGATCCTCAATATCTTTTACTGGAGCAGCACTGCTACCTTGATATTGAAGGAATAGATGAATCACTTCCCTATATTGTTACTGTCTTGGAACAAACAAGAGAAGTATTAAGTATTCGTAGAAACTATGAGCAGAATGACCAGAACAAAGAAAAGCGCAGTCACTTTGTGCATTATAGATTTGTTCCGGGCTTTGGTTTCTATGGATTAGGCTTGATCCACTTTCTAGGTAATCTCACCATGAGTGCAACGGCTGCAATGAGATCCCTCATAGATGCAGGACAGTTTGCCAATTTACCGGGTGGTTTCAAAGCCAAGGGGTTGAGAATGGTCGGTGATAACGATCCTATCTCCCCCGGTGAGTTCAAGGAGGTTGAAGCAACTGGAACAGATCTCTCTAAGGCTATTATTCCCCTGCCTTATAAAGAGCCTTCCTCAACTCTGTTTCAAATGCTGAATTTTGTAGCTGCTGCTGGTCAGCGGTTTGCAGACAGCACAGAGCAAATAGTCTCTGATGCTGCCTCCTATGGACCCGTTGGAACTACGATGGCTCTTCTAGAAGCCAGTAGTAAGTTCTTCAGTGCAATCCATAAACGAGTACATAAGTCTCAGAAAGATGAATTTAGAATCCTAGCCAAGATTGATTATGATTACTTACCTGCTGAATATCCTTATGATGTTCCTTATGAAGATCGTAGTATATTCAAGAAGGACTTTGATGGACGTATAGATATTGTTCCTGTCTCAGATCCGAATATACCTTCCAACGCACACCGTATGATGATGGCTAATATGGCTCTTCAGATGTCACAGCAGTCACCACCCGGTATGTTTAATCTGGAAGCTCTGAACAGAACTATTCTACATGCAGCCAACATGCCGAACCTAGAAGAAATATTACCACCAAAGATAGAGCCTCAACCAATGGACCCTGTATCCGATATTATGGCAGCAACCAAAGGATTACCGATTGCAGCCTTTCCGGGTCAGAATCATGATGCTCATATACAAACTAAGATGGCTTACCTTCAAGATCCTGCTAATGGTGCAAATCCTATTATGCAGCGTATAGCTCCAATATTAGAAGCAAATATACAAGAGCATTCAGTCATGAAGTATCAAGAGCAAATGAATGGAGTAGCTCAACAAGCTATACAGCAATTACCACCAGAGCAACAGCAAAATCCTGCTGTTGTTGAAATGGTTATGGCACAAGCAGCACAACAAGTAATGAATGCTAATCAAGCTGCTGGTATGGCTCAGTCACCTGAACAGCAATTAGTAGCTCTGGAACAAGCCAAGGTAGAACTTCAGAAGCAGAAACTTCAATCAGATACAGTAGTACAGGCTGCTGAGATGGAAATTAAAGAGAAGCAACTCGAACTTGATGAAAATGAACAAATTATTGACATATTAAAAGCAGGTGCTGCTGATAATTTTAAGAAAGAAAAAGCTAAACTTGATAGAGAATCTAAAGAAAAGCTTAAATCAATAGATGTTCTTGGTAAGTTAGCTGTAGAAGAAGAGAAACAAAACAAAGAAGATGAAAGAGCAAAAGAACGTATAATGAAAGATATTCTAGAACAAACTAGAAAAGATGAAAAAGATCTGGATATAAAAGGTCTGGAAGCATTAGTTAAATTAGCAATAAATCAATCTAAGGAGAAGACAAATGATGAAGAAGGGTAAAGGGTATCTTTCACATGTAAAGAATACCGATAAATCTATTGGTGATCCTTATAAACAAAATCTTACTGGAGATTATCAGCTAAGAGCAGGATTAAATAAATGGGAACCAGACTCTGTTTGGGAATGGCCCACACCAATTAAAGCTACTAAGCAAAACCATAAGGGTGGTAAACTAGCCTAATGGAAGTTTGGGATGAAGTAGTGAAGGAGATTAATCAGGAGATTAATCAACTTCGTATTTCTTTAGGTAATGGTAGTGCAGAAGATTATGCTCACTATCGTCAGATTGTTGGATCTATCTCTAGTCTTGAGTGGGCTAGGAATAATCTAACAGATATTATTAAAAAACGAACATATGGAGATGAAGACTAAAATGCAAGAAGCACACTTAGGTAAATCAGTAAAGAATGACTTATGGGTAACAGATCCAGAAGAAGCACCAGATCCAGAGGTTCTACCAGAACTTCCGGGTTATCATGTTTTGGTACGTCCAGTATCAGTTAAGAGTATAACAAAGGGTGGTATCTATATTCCTGATTCAACTAAAGATGATATGTCTTACCTAACTACGGTAGGAAAAGTAGTAGCACTAGGAGATCTAGCTTATTTTGATAAAGAGAAGTTTCCTGCTGGTGCATGGTGTAAAGTAGGTGATCACGTTTCTTATGGTAAACATATAGGAACAAAGCTTTTTTATAAAGGTGTTCGTTTTATTTTACTCTTTGATGACCAAATAACTATGCGATTACAAGATCCGAAAGATCTTGATCCTACATTTAATTTGAGCAGAGGTTCAGTTTAATTTGGGAAATCGTTAATTATATGATATAATATTAACAGTACGTAAATCGTTTGTCTCGTAAACAACGGAAGGATAATAAAATGGAAGAAGATAACTGGAACACAGTTAGTGTTCAGAATGCAGAGCAAGATAAAGATAAGATTGAAATTGAATTTGAAGAAGAACCTGAGAAAGAACCTGAAATAAAATTACAGGAAAAAGAAGAAACTAAAGTAGAAATTGAACAGGAAGATGAAGTTAAAGAAGAACCTGCTCAAGAAGAAGAAGTTAAAGCTGAAGCTCCAGAGTTAGAAGGAATAGAAACAAAGGGAGCCGAAAAAAGAATAAGGAAACTTATTCGACAGCGTAAAGAACGTGATGAACAAATTCAAGCTCTCATCCAAAAAAATGAGGAATTAAATTTTAACCTCAGAACAAAAGATAAAGAAGTAAATACACTTGGTAAGTCAAGTTTAGATGCTTCAGAGAAGCAGTTACAAGATAAGATTGAATTAGCCAGAACAGCTTATTCAAATGCCTTTGAAGAAGGTGATCAAGATAAAGTTTTAAAAGCACAAGAAATGCTTAATGATGCTCAGATAGATCTTAAAAATGTAACGGCTGCTAAAAGTAATTATCAAGAGATAGAGGAAGTACCAGCACAACAAGCTGTACAACCTAGATCTCAACCACAGCCTCAACGGACTGATCCAAAGGCAGAGCAATGGGCTTCTGATAATGATTGGTTTGGACAAGATAATGTTATGACGGCTGCTGCTCTAGCAATAGATGCAGAATTAAAAGGAGAAGGATATGATCCAACGGATCAAGACTTTTACGAAGAAATTGATAACAGAATTAAGTCGGCTTTTCCACAGAAGTTTGGTGAAAGTCAAAGTCGTGTGCAGGAAAATACGTCAAAACCTGCTCAAGTAGTATCAGGGGGTTCACGTTCATCCCCAACCAGTTCTAAAAAAGTTAAGCTAACAAAAGAAGATGTTAGATTAGCGCAGAAATGGGATATACCACTTGAAAGATATGCTGCTGAGAAGTTAAAAGTTGATGACTCAGATGGCTATACAAACATAACGTAACGTGGGAGATTAAAGATGACAACACGAAATGAACAACGTAGTAATACAAGTAGAGAAACTAATACAAGAGAAGAAGAGTGGACCTTTGAGGAGCCAGATGCCCTTAAAATACCTGAAGAGGTAGAAGCACGATTCAGCAATGACGGTATGTCATTACGCTGGTTACGCATATCTGTAAAAGGACAAGATGACATCTCCAATATTGGTAAGAAACAGCAAATGGGTTGGGAGTTTGTAACTCCTGATGAAGTTCCTGAACTTGCTATTACATCCTTCGTAAGGAAAGAAGGCCGTTACACGGGAACAGTCTGTCGTGGAGACTTAGCGTTGGCGAAGTTGCCAACAGGAAAAGTAATGGCTAGAAGGAAGCATTATGAGAATAAATCTAAAGAGATGATGGATGCGGTAAATGCACAACTCATGCGTAACAATGATTCTCGTATGCCGATTTCAAATACAAGTAAATCAGTTACAACCAGAGGAAGACAACCTTCTTTTCAAGATTAAGTCTTTCTCTATAGATTAGGAGAAACACATGTCTACTACTAAAGCATTTCGTGGCTTTACTCCTGCTCGTATGATTGGTGGTGGTTACAACAATGAAGCTGTAACCGATGTCATTGCATGGTCATCTACTGGCCTTGCAGGTACACCAACCAATAACATTTTTACTGGTGATCCAGTAGTACTTCCGGGTGCAAACTTTGCAACAATATCTCCGTATATTGCTGCTACGTTGAAACCTTCTGGAGTATTCATGGGTTGTCAATATGTTGAGAATGGTGAGCAGAAGTTTGCTCGTTTTTGGAACGGGGGAACAAGTGCCACAGATATTAAATTTTTTGTGATTACGAATCCAGATCAAACGTATCACATTCAATGTTCACTAACCTTATCTGCTGCTGAAATGTTGATCGTAAAGAACTACAATGTTACTGTTAGTTCTACGGCTTCATCAGGCAATACCACAACTGGTCAGTCTAGTTACTATCTAGACGGAGCATCAGGCACAGAAGCTGTTGCTGCTGTACGTGGTATCGGCAGAGCGCAACTTCCAAGTGAAGGTGATGGCGATGCCTATCCAATCGTGGAAGTTTATCTTAATACGCACCGTGATCGTTATGTCACGGCAACAGCGTCTACAGCTTAATAGGGAGGATTTATTATGGCTATAAATAGAGCTAGTATTAGTAAAGAACTCCTTCCCGGCTTAAATGCTGTGTTTGGAGTTGAATATGGAGAAGTTAATGATGAACATAAACAACTCTTTGAAATAGAAAACTCAGATCGTGCTTTTGAAGAAGAAGTACTTTTCACTGGATTTGGCTCTGCGCCAACTAAAGGTGAAGGTGCTGCTGTTACTTATGATGACGCACAAGAGAGTTATGTAGCCCGTTATACGGCTGAGACTGTAGCATTGGCATTTGCCATTACAGAAGAAGCAATGGAAGACAATCTTTATGATACGTTTGCCA